CAAGCCGGAGGCCTGATGCCCAGCAAACTCAAACAGCGGCGCCTGCGCCGCCTTAAGGCCGACCTGGCCTGGTGGCGAGAAGAGGCAGAGGATTGCCGCTCCCGCCTGCTGGAGCTGGCAGGGGAAATCGACAGAGTACGAGCCCAAATAGTCAGAGTACCAATGCCGGTGGTTGTCCCCTCGGCTTTAATCGCAGAATTAGCAATGGAGAAAGCAGTTGAACGACTTAATGATTGACCTCGAATCAATGGGGAAAAAGCCAAACGCGCCGATCGTCTCAATTGGTGCCGTCTTTTTTAACCCCCAAACAGGTGAACTTGGCCAAGAATTTTACACGGCCGTCTCGCTTGAAAGCGCAATGGCTCAAGGCGCGGTACCGGATGGAGATACAATTCTTTGGTGGCTAAAACAAAGCCCTGAAGCGCGCTCAGCTATTTGCGTTGATGATGCGATGCCTATCACTGATGCACTGTCGGAACTTAGCCATTTCATTCACCGGCATGCATATAATCTCAAATACATGAAGGTCTGGGGTAACGGGGCCACCTTTGACAATGTGATTCTGCGCGGAGCTTACGAACGCGCCGGACGCATTTGCCCGTGGGAATTTTGGAACGATCATGATGTACGCACGATTGTTACCCTCGGTCGCAGTGTTGGTTTCGATCCGAAGCGTGACATGCCATTCATTGGCGATGTTCACAACGCCCTGGCTGATGCGCGCCATCAGGCAAAATATGTGTCAGCAATTTGGCAGAAAATTATCCCTGCCACCAGCACCAACGAGTAAACCACTCAGCCCGGGTGCAGCCGGGCTTTATGGAGAAGGAAACCATGGCAAAGCTAATGAAAGCGAGTCTCTGGAGTAAGCGCGAATTTACCAAAGACTCCATTCCTGACAACCGTACAATTAAACGTTGGGTCGAAAACGGATTACTCATGGGAAGGATTGTAGATGGTTCAGTTTTTGTCTATGAAACCGAAAAGTGGGGAGTTGACTCAATTGTTAATCAGGCGGTACGTCAGTTAATAATTGAGGGTTGACCATGGCAGCAAGGCCACGAAAAAAAGAATACCGCCACCTTCCTGATTATCTTTTTTTTGATAAAGATCGTGGCGTGTATAAGTTCACGCTTATAACTGGGAAAAAGAAAACTCTCGGTTCGGATCGAGTAATGGCTATCGCCATCGCCCGAGAATATAACCTGAGGATGCGCCCTGAAAATACACCATCGATAGATTCATTAATTCGGGAATCGGGAGGGTTCAATGGTGAAGCCCACCCGTTTTCTGAACATGTTGATCGCATTATGGAGAGAGCGATCAAAGATGAGCAGCCGTCTAAAAGCACACTTGACGATTGGAATAATGATGCCATCAGGGTTAAAGAATTTTTTAATAACATACCCGCATGCGATATTGAGCTTGAGCACGTAAATGCCTACATACGAAATTACCATTCTGAATCGTCGGCCAATGTTCAGAACCGAAAAGTTAGCTTCCTGAAAAAGCTATTCTCTTATGCTGTTGATGAATCGCTAATGATGGATAACCCTGCAACACGGAAAAAAATGCGGCGTGTCGATAAAAAGGTCCGCCGGCGACTCACTTTGGAACAGTTCTTGGCCATACATGCAGCTGCTGAACCTTGGCTGAAGACTGCAATGGACCTTGCCATACAAACTACGCAAGCGCGCCTGGAAGTTTCCCGGATCCGGTACTCGATCAAGGAACCTCAAGAAGGGGTTTGCGGCTGTGTATGGTTCGATCAGGAGGAGGCTGGCATATTCGGAACGCTTTACATTCATCGGCAAAAAGTGCAGCACAAAGAGGCCTCACACGTTGCAATTCCGATCGGCAGGGCCCTGAAAGAGATCATCGACAACAGCAGAGACAATGTGGCCAGTCCTTATGTTGTTCACCGGCTTCTGGAAAAGAGAAGCAATCCGATAAGCAAGGAAGTTAACCACCCAACACAGGTGGCCCCTGATTATTTGAGCAGGGCATTTTCAGAGCTGCGGGACCGGATAGGTGTAGCGGCAGAATTACCTATCAAAGAAAGGCCAACTTTCCACGAGATTAGAGCGCTGGCGGCTCATATTTTCGAAAGACAAGGTATCGATCCGCAGGCAAGGATGGCCCATAGTGATGCTAAATCGACAAAAATTTATACCCAGAATCATGTTGAATGGGTTGAAGTACCGCATGCAGAAATAAAAATGGCATAAAAAAAGGCACCTGATGGTGCCTTGAATAAAGTCTTGAATAAGACACCCGAAGGTGCCTTAAGTGGTTCTCTTAGCAACGAACTAAGAACGCCCACGCCTCATACCCATAATCATGAGCATCAAGGACTTTTGCGGATTTCCCACGTACCTTGCGGTAACGGCAGAAAACCCAACGGAACCCTTTTGGTGCCGCTTTCGAAGCGATAGATTTCAAACTCATTCATGTAACACCTCCTTACCAAGAGAGATTTTTCCCTTGAACATCTTCCCTGAAGGTGTTAGTTTCAGGCTGTCTATTGAAGCTGTTCACGGTGGTGACGCCTCTCGGATTCATCACCTTAAGACCCCTTGCATTGGTTGGCGCCAAGCAGGGGGTTTTTACATTTTGTCTAACTGATATCGTGCGGCCACTAATGATACTCCGCATGCCTCAGCTACATTTTCAGCACTCATACCTTTCAGAACATTGGCATGAATAGCTGGTACTAATAGCTCACCACTGAAACATTTGGCTTGCCACTCACTACTCTCAAAAGGGCGGATTTTTACCCCTGGAGCAGAACGCGCGAAAGCAATGTTCCTGTGCATGAGAAGATGACCCAGTTCATGTGCGGCAGTCATCCTGTCACGCCCTACCCCATTCAAAGCACCCTCGTAAATGTCTTCACGAAGAATCAATAAATGTTCCTGTGGGTAGGTGAGACCGTGCGTCTCCCCCATTTCCTTCATCCCACCGATATGGAGTTCAAAATCTGGGATCAACTGAGGCAATGCGAACTCAATCACCTCCATAACAGGAAACATCAGGCCTGTAATACCGAAGGTGCTCCGCAGAGATCTGACGATAGAACGTATTGATTCGCGGTTCTGCGGGGGTACACGATAATCTTGTCCGCTCAAAATGCCTCCTACTGCTGTTTTCGATTCAAAATCTGTCGTAAATTCCGGAAGTCTTCTTCATTTAACTCATCAAAACTACGAGCGAACGCAATTGCGACTTCACGAGCATGGTCGTTCTTACCTGACAAGCTGATCTCTACTGATTGCTGAGAGTCACGAGCTGCACTGATAAGCTTTTCTTTTTGTTTTTCATCCGCATTCAGATAGCCAATGATGCTATCAAGCACGGGTTTAGTGACCGCCCTTTTACCAGTTTCGATTGCTGAAAGATAAGACGAGGTCATACCCATAGCCTCAGCCATGCTTTTAAGCGTAAGCCCCAGGTCTATGCGCATTTTTCTTACTGTCTTACCAAACGGCGTTAACATAGTTGTATCTCCAGTGTGTCCAAGACCCCCATTACTCTTGGGTCTCATATTAAGTTAACAGGCTCCAGACAGAAAATCAACAGAATTTTGTTGATTTCTTTCATGTCGATTCGTTTACGAATCTTCAGTCTCGTGTTGATTGAGACGTAGGTTGTGTGAAGAAGTATGGGGAAAAACCAGCTGTAACCCATTGATGTGTATAGTGCGGATTTTGCAAAAAATGCACTGTTTGCATATACAGTCGAATGTGTCTCAGCACCAGTATTTACAAGGGTTACAGCGGATTTATCGCAGTGACATGGGGTGTCGGGGGTCGGAGGTTCAAATCCTCTCGTGCCGACCAAAAACACATTGAAAACCAGCTTCTTACGGCTGGTTTTTTCATGTTTAAAATTTGTACGGGGAATCATTGGGGAAAAATGGGGGAAAAACCCCCGACATTTACACGCTACATTACAGGCGATTTATCGTCTTTTACTTGGTTAAGTGTATGTGTAAGAACGCCGTGTACTGTTACGTCATTCAGAGCTTCCCCTTCTATCGCTTCACCATCTTGAGTGACCAGCGCGCGGCCCATTAGCTTCACGAACTGGTTTCTCCCGTCCATGCTAACCAGCAACGTATCCCCTCCTTCTGGCTTCAGACTGACGTTAATAACGGCCCAGCCGCATGAAGTTTCAATAACCCGGCAGTTGTTATCTACACCGCAGATAACATCTATCGTCATGCGCTGCTCCTGGTAATCCATGGCTGGCGATGGAAATCCCATTAGAAAACCCTCCCCATGTTACGCAGGATCCAGTATCGGTTCTCACTTCCGTTCGTGGTCTTATCGGCGAAGTCCGGCTGGTATCGCTCGATCCATGAATTTGCATCCGCCTGGCTGAAATGCCAGTGCCTCTCCTGCAGTTCATCGATGAATTTGTCTGTATGCAGGCAGAGATAGCCCTTGGGGTTTTGCTGTATGGCCGCAATAAAAGCAGCACGAATATCCGGTTGACGAGGCATGAACACACCCTCACTCACTTATTGACTGTATGCATATACAGTAGTATTTTTATAAAAACAGATCAAGCACAGGCAATTTTTCACTTATAAGAGGATCGGTATGTTTGTTGAACTGGTTTATGACAAGCGAAATGTTGAAGGGCTCCAAGGGGCCAGAGAGATCATACTGGCCGAGCTGACGAAGCGGGTGCACCAGATTTTCCCTGATGCCGAAGTGAAGGTGAAGCCGATGCAGGCAAACGGCCTGAATAGCGACGCCAGCAAAAGCGATCGGGAAAAACTGAACCGCATGCTGGAGGAAATGTTTGAAGAATCTGATATGTGGCTGGTTTCTGAGTTCCCGACCGTTCGCCAGGTTGGCCGGTAGATATTGTTCGGGTAATATTCCCGACGTTTGCTCGGGCATGAACACTGAGCAATCAGCCGCCGCCCATTCTTGCATACAATGGGAGGCGGCTTCCTCACCTGGTGCCTGCGTAAATTATTTACGAACCTGACTTGCTAAGCTCAGAGGCAGCTTTCACCGCTTTAATAACATCACGAGCCTTGTCCGGATCGTTAAGCGCCAGTTCCACCAGATTGAAGAGTTCTTTGATTGCTTCAGTATGGTAGGCGGCAGCCACGCCTGATGTATCAAGAAATTTAAAATTCTCAATCACCGCACCGTCGCTAAACTTGCGGTCTCCATATGATTTGACAGCATCCGGACACCACTTTTCAACATCCTGGGCTATAAGGCCAACGCCTCGTCCGCCATCCTTAATATCGTAAGTCACGCCACGCATAGCGAGTACTGCGGGAAGAGGCTTGGCTACAGCCTCAATATTCGACTTGTGGCGCTCGTCAGAACCATTAACCCAGGGTCCTTGCGAAGTAGCTGATCCATCGAAATTGAATGCCCAGTATTTTTGTGTGGCTGGTCCATAGTAGTAAATTGTATAAGCCAGAGTGTCCGTTCCTGACCCGCGAGTAATTCCTGCAACCCAGCTATCGCTGTACCATTTGTACTGAAATGCGCCTACATATCCTGTTGACGGTGTATCTCCATCACCCGAGATTGTAAGTATATTGTTATCTCTGCCTGCCCCCTGTTGCACCTTTCCCTTTAATACGAATCCCTTGGAGAGATCAACATCAAGCCCACCATTGGCGGAAATAACAGAGTTAGCGTCAGCAGCAATCGGTGCGTTTTTTAGAGTTATGCCGCCCAACATGGTACCACCGGATTTAGACAGCCCCCCAAGCGCACTCAAGGCAGCCTCAGCGCTCGTTTGTCCTGTGCCACCCTGGGCAATCGGAATTGCTCCGTTGCTCCCTTTCTGTGCCAGCTTACCGATGCCAGGGATGGTTACGGAGGTGCCGTTGATGGTTACAGTGATGCTCTGATTGGCTGAGGTGGTGGCGAACGTCTCCCACGCGCCAATGTTTTCGTCATACTCTTTGATGAGCTGCGACATCGCCTGTGCCAGCCCGTCGACAGAGATATTGTCGGACACCAGGATTCCATACTTCTGACCACTCAGTGCCGGAGAGGCAGCAGGTGTAACCGTCATCGATGTGGAGCTGTCCACGCTTGAAATCTGGAAAATTTGAACCGGGTTCGACATGACGATAATCGTCTGTCCAGCGCGAACCTGGCTGGCAGGCGCCGTCCAGTTCGTGCCGGTGCCAGTTGCGGTGTTTCCGTTAACGGCGATGGTGCCAGTGTTATAAAGCATATTTTCTCCAGGCAATAAAAAACCCCGCCGGGGCAGGGTTGATATTCAAAATAGTCGACTGATTTTGACGAGTGTATTTATCGCGGAACAGATGGGAGGAAGGATTCAGGCTTAACTTAATGACGTACCCTGTGGCGTAACGATCGCAATTATAGGACTTGTCAATATTCTCCCGCTCCCCGAAGCGCTGAGAGTGATCGTTTTTGCCTCACCCGCTGCAAGGTCGTAAGAGTAACCAAACGATTTTCCCGCAGTACGGTCTGCTTGTTCCTCACCGTTAACAAAGAAACGACAGCCCGCTGTGTACTCATTTATATTGAAAAATATTGATAGCCTGACTGGCAGTCTTGAGTTTCCTCCATAATTAATATTAAAGCTTCGGTTTGCGCCTGCTTCTTTACTAAAGGCAGAATACATTTTGGACTCTGAGATATTACCGACAATTTTGTTTGCATAAACGGTACCCTGAAAATCTCCGTCTGTAGCATATACAGTCCCCCTGAATTCGCCGTTCGTGGCGTAAACCGTTCCTCGCACGGTTACGTTATTGAAAACGGCATAACCGGATTTGTTGATGTGCCAGCCAACATTCCCGGTGCCGTCCCAAGTTGTCGACTGGATGTAGTTGCCGAGTTTGAGGTTGCTGATTGTCCCGTCACCAATGACCGTGTCGCGGATTATGGTTTGCCCGTTCTGAATAACGAACGGTAAAGTTACGGTCCCTCCGGCCATAGTTGTCACGGCGAAGCGATCAGCCAGGAAGATAACCTGCGACTGCATGCCGGATGGCGTATTCTCCACGCCGATCCCCATCCCTGCGGCGTAATACTGCCCGTTGCTGGAAACTCCAACCTTGATGTTATACATCGCGCTGAGGTCGCCATTAACGTTCGCTATCGCCTGAGCGTTAGTTGTGATGGCTGAGGTATGCCCGTTCACCGTCGCCGTTATGCCGTTTATCTGCGTGGCCGTAGCCTGCTGATAGTCGGAGAACGTCTGATTCAGGCTGTTGATGGATGCCTTGTTGCCGTTGACGTCCGTCTGCAAGCTCAGCAGAGCGCGCGCCGTTGCCTCCTTCTCGTTAACGATTACCTCATCAATACGATCCAGCTGCGAACTGTTACCGGCGACCGATGCAGACAGGGTTTTACGCGCAGCCACCTGCGCCAGCCCGTTCTGGATAATAGCAATGGCTGAGTTCTTCAACCCGCCCGTCATGCCGTCCATAGAAACGCTGATATTGTCGACTCGCTGGCCCAGGGCGGTATCAGCCGTCGCAACGGTCTGCTCAAGCTGACTGAGTGAAGACGAAACATTCCCGACCGTGCTGGAAAGCTCATTAACGCTGGTCTGAACCTTCCCGACGTCCTGGGCATTTTTGGCGATATCCTTCGCCTGCTGCTCCAGTTCGTCGTTGGCCTGTTTGATATCGTTAGCCATGCCAGCAATTTTTTCATTGCTGTCCACTGCATTCTCGATCAGGTCTTTGAACGTTTCCGACTCATTCATATCCTTCAGAATGTCATTGGTTATTTCGCTGACATCTATCGAGGACGTACC